AAGATATCGGCGATCACTTCTTCGCAAAACGACAAGGTAGTAGGGGAAATAATATTATTTTTAATATTATTTTCAATACTACCTAATACTATACTTTCTTGTTTGTGACCCGCCTCTGGTACTGTCTTCGTTTCGCCTGTTGTCCTGCCAACTTGATATTTCTTGTAATTACAGATAGTTAGAAGCGTACTGTGTTGTCCTATCGGTTGTACTAAAATGCGTTCGATTTTTTGGAGTAAATTTAGGTATCTTTTCACCTTTCCTCGGCTCCATTTCCACCTCTTACACATAGTCAATTGCGACCATGCTAACTGACCAGTATCTAGCTCAATCGACATATCTCTGATCATGACCTTTCCGGGCATTCGATTGGCTCCAAGAATAAGGTCGATCCACGCCTGAGACTTTGTGAAAGGCTCGGTAAGCCAAAGCTCATCGTCTTCGATCTTTCGGTGAAGTTTGATGTAGCCGTCAGTCATGTTGGGGCCGGGCTTCAATGCCCTCTTTTGCTTCAATAGCGTTCAACCCCTGTCTCAAGAATTCCGTTCTGTCCCTCACTAGACCCAACGAATGTTGGCGAACAGAGTCGATGGTTTCCTCGTCCAAAAGCTGACAGACCTTTGAAACTGAGAGGCCGACACCATCTGCCACATCTTGCAACGTGACACCTGAGTTTTTTAATAGTTCCTTTATAGTCATAAAAAAAGACTTGTAAATGTTTTTGTAAATCATTAAGTTAATATCATGTTATCTAAGTGATAACATAGTGTCAACACTTTTTTTAACGGAGTCATGAATGAGTTATGAAGCCAGAAGAAATAAGACAAAAGCGAGAGGATGCCGGATGGACTCGGCAGACTTTTGCAGAGCTAGTCGGTGCGCCAACTAGCGCAATTTATAAATGGGAAAAGGGGCATTCAAACCCTAGTAAAAAGAACTTAAAACGTCTGGAAGATGTTTTTAATGGTTCAGTAGATTCCGGGGCGAAAATCGCTTCGGGAGAAAATGAGTATCTGCATAAACGAATTGCAGATTTAGAAGCACTGGTTGCTTCACAAGAAAAAACAATAGAAGCGTTCCGAACTGCTCTGGAACGTATTGCTAAATCATAAATAACGCCCAAACGAAACGGGCATGATAAAAGGAGCTATAATGCGTAAACTAAATAAATGGGATGAATTAGTTATACGAAATGGGAACTATCAATTTTTCCAAAGGGATGGAGTAAAAAACAAAAAGCAGAAATGGTCTTTAACGGCTACGTCTTTTGGAAGAACAGGAATTAAGAATATGGCAGGAATCAATATTCGTACATATAAAGTAATGCTTTTTGGCAACCTTGCTTCAGGGGGTATCTATGAAACAACTTCATAAAGTGAAGTTTAAGATTTCCGACATCGTAGGATACAGAAAGTATTTGTACGCAAGAACTCAAACAGGAGAAATCCTGCATCATCAAGAAATTGAGGAATGCGGTGGCTTTTTAAAAAGCCTGTTGGAAGTTTCGGAAGGCATTTATGAAATGATTTTGATCGTAGATACGAAGCATCCTAAATTTGACGATTTAGGGCATATATCAAAAAATCATGGGTTCCAAATGGAACTGATTGGAATGCCAAAAGTTGACTGCTATGAGCTTAAAGAAATAGCGGGGAGGGTACTTGAAGAACAGGCGGCATAAAGCCGCCATAAACTAGATCAGCCCCGTTATTTGCGGGGCTATTTGGAGGTTGGTATCGTTGTGGTAGGAAAGCGTTGTTTCGATTTTGGTATGCCGGGCAAGCTTCTGAACAATCCTTGGTGACACTCCGTTATCCAGAAGATTTGAAATTGCCGTAGAACGAAACCCGTGCAAAGGTTTCACTCCTTTTATCCCCAGAAAATCACACATCTTTTTAAAGGGTCGTCCCATCTCGGCAACCCCGGACCAGTGGATTCCCCCTCGTCCATTATCTAAATACCATTTCTCGTTTGGTTCTCTTGCTGACAAGTCGTTGTCCAGAAAGGTTTGCAATTCTGGCAGGATTGGCAGATAAGCTTCTTGTCGCCCTTTGACTCGATAATTTTCTTCCTCAACATCAGCTATATGCAACTGGTCTTGGATTCGGGTCAACGGCAATGCCCTTACTTCGCCTGCTCTCATCGCAGTGTATCGCATCATCATAAATGATCGCATCATCGCAACGCCGAGCTTGTATTCTTTTTTATCTCTAGGGTGATAGATACGCCGGTCCATGTAATCAATCATGTCCAATAATTGTTGGGCAGTAAACCTACCCGGCGTTGGGTCAGTGGCTCTTAATTTTTCTAGGTAATATTTAGTCTTAATTACCTTCTTTTTATAAAGCCAGTTCAGGCAAGCTTGGACATCTCGTATTCTGGAATTTACAGAAGAATCTTTTACACCTTTTTTCTGCAACCAATCGCAAAACTGGGTGTCAAAATTCCGGGGCGGGTTGTGGACATTAAAATCACCCTCCAAGCACTCAATCAATTGGTTGCAAGAATCTGAGTAGTGATCCACTGTTTTTTTATCTCTGGTTTTGGCTTTTGCATCAAGAAATTCTTGGGCCGCTTCGCTAAATTTAAGGCGGGTATTTTTATGAGGCCCCCGTGAGGCCCCCTGCTTTAGCTCTTGATATTTCTGGGTCCATAATCTCTCTACTTCATTCAGGATTTGCCGCTTCGATCTTTTTCTTTTAGAACCATCTTTCATGGTCATATATTCCACATCTGCAATCCTGCAAAGTGTGGCTTTCTTAACAGTGCCATTTTCGGATTTAAAATCGTGAAATCGGCCTACCCATATACCCCGTGAAACCACTGGGGCAACCCGTTCTTCTGGTCGCATACGTCCTTTCGGTGAAAAGGTGTTTTGGTGCTGAAATGGTGCTACTAATCCGTTGTAGCTAAGAATGACTGTATTTGCAAGGGGAGAAAGAAAGGTCGCCTGATTAGAAGTCAGTTGCTCTATCCAGTTGAGCTACGGGCGCAGATCAATGAAATCAGTGCTTTACGGCCTTTCTCTTGGTCAAAATCAATTGGTGCTAATTGGTGCTTGTATCATTTTCATGGCACTTAGAACAAATCATTACTGAAGATATGCCCTCGTCATATTCCCACCCGTATTTATCACAAGTTTCTTTTGTGAATTTCAGGGTAAATTTTTGCTCTGCAAGCGCATTGCAAATCATACAACGAAATTTATTATCAGATTCCATGTTTATTCAAAGCTTGGGGGTTCATCAAAGTCATTTCCTCCACTAAGTTCTTGGCCTACTATGCTGACCTTCCAAGCCTGCAATGAAGTGAAATATTTGGTCTGTCCGTCTTTTTCCCATTTCTTCCCCTTAATGTCAAACAAGACATCAACAAAATCTCCGGGGCGAAATCCATCAATTTTACCGACCGACTTGTTGACCAACTCAAATTTTACAAACTGCGGATATTGCGGGTTCTCATCATAGATCACCACAAACTCCTGTTTCTTAAATTTTTCGCTGATGACTTGCGGTTCGCTAATCACTTCGATTTTCACGTTGCGTAATTCCATTTTACCTTTCTTGCTGATAGCGTAGTTTTGCGTTTTGAACCTGAAGACCATGCACCTTTCTTCTAAGTTTCATGACCTCGCTGTATAGCTCGCTCCTTGTAAGCAACTGGATGCTTGCAAACTTAAAGCGGTTGTAAAAATTCTGTTTTTTCTCTGTCATAGCTCTGCCCTGTCCCTGTTAAGTTTCTCCATAACCGCTTCGCTGACGTACTTGGACATCGGCATGATCTCGCCGGTCTGAAGTTCTCGTTTCAACAAATATCGCCGGGTCAATTCCCTGACTTCCCGCAAAAGATTTACTGTGACAAACTCAGTCCTGCCTGAACTGGGTCGGCCCCTTGTCTCTCCCGGCTTGCGAGTAGATTTATTTTTCTTGTTCATAATTGGTTGTGTGTTAGGGTTAATTTCTAACCTTTCGGTTAGGATTGGACCCCTGCTTTGATTCAGCTTGCGGCATAATCGGGCAGGGGCTTGATGATTACGGCTTAAACTCCCCGTAAAAAATTCTTGAACATAATCTCCTTTGATAACTGTTATTGAGAATTTGCAATAACTGCTGAATTTCCAAATCGCTGGAACTTTTAAGCTCGTTTGCAATTGCTCTAAACATAATTGGGTTAAGGTCGTTTTCACCCTTAATTTTTGCAATCTTTCCCAATATCAAGATCGACTGTTCGTATTTTTTTATGTTGTCCAATTATTCTCCAAAAGCTTGAGTTCCTTGATCTTTGCGCTTAACTGCTTTTTCAGCCGATTAGCGTAACTTTCCATTTGCCGTAGCTCCTTCTTGAGCCTTGCGTTCTGGCGTTCAAGGTCGATTCGGGTCGCCTTACTTGTGATTGGTTTTGCGAAATCTGTCAGCATTACCACCTCTCAATCTTGGGTGAAGCACGGCGTACTCCATCATCATCCGAAAAAACCCATACGATTGTGCCGTTGTCGTTTAATGCGCCACCTACCATTTCACCTTTCCAATCAAGCTTTTCCATCAACAAACTTGCGGCGATGCTATGGTGAAGATATTCCGGGGTGACGTTAAAAACTTTGTACTTTTCCGGGTCAAACCTTGGGTCTGAAAGCGGAATCATGATTGACGTTGATCTGGACGAATTTATGGCCTTAATCCGTCTGGGCCTTGTCAGGCTTGCTTCAACGTAGCGAGTGATGATTGTTTGCATAATAAAACCTTTCTTTTTAGGATAGAAAAAACCGAAACCTTGCGGGATTCCGGGGCAATGCGGGAAGCATTACCGGGTCATTTCCGGGGCATTCCGGGCCACGGGAACAACACGCTAAAACCTCCAAAAAAAATAAGAAAAAAAAGAGAAAAACCTTGCACACAACTGGCTGAGAGCAAGAAAAAGGATGCCTGAAATGATTGATCCGAAAAATAAAACCGCAAAAAACAGAATTAAATCTTCCATAATTTCCTTGCCTGCAATTGGTTGTGAGTAATGAAAAAGCATAAAAAAATAGGGGCATTTCTGCCCCTTGATTGGTTATTTATAACGATTTTGCCATTCAGGTGATGCCAAAACTTTTTCCCAGTGCTTAATTCTAATTTTTGAAGCTAACTTGACTAAAATTTCTTTTTTTGTTTTGGAAAGTTCCTTTTCTGAAAAACCAAGATCAAAATCTTGATTCAATTCAGCTTTTTTGTATTTTTCCAAAACTTCTTCAATACTTCTTTTGTCTAAAGCTCTAAGGCTTCCATTTGATAGAAGTTTCATTATTTCCTTAATTAGAAGTTTAGTGATTCTTGCTTGAGTTCAATTTCATAGCCTAGATTGCGCTTGATTTGCTTCAGCTTATGATCTGGCAAAGTGATGGACCCGATTAAATCAGCAAACCCTA